AACAATTTATTATGTTTTGGTCTCCAAACAATTCTTATGTAAAATTTTACATGCAACCAAGTACACAGTGGTCATACATGTATGCTTGGTATAAACAACAACCAGAGAATAAGTATAGATACACAAGAAGACAGATTCATAGCTCATGGGGAGTGCCAAGGTTTGACGCTAATTTCCATGATGTCTTTCACATGATAACATATACTAAGAGCACTGGTAATGACTTGAGTGATTATAAGATGTACATAAATGGGTTTGAAATCACCACTGGGGTTTATAACGCTGGTAATATAGAAACTCTTACTGACCAAACTGCTACAAACGAAAGCGGTATAAACAGAGAAATTCAATTTGGTGCTGGAGGGGCTGATTTTAGATGGGGAGAAATGCAATTTTATGACAAAGAATTAACACCTGCTGAAATTGCAGAATTATATGATGGGAGTGGAGCTGAAGGAGGTGTTGGTAATCAAAATGCTCAAGCTAAAAGTACTAACACTAATTTAGTGCATCATTGGTATTATGATGAAGCGGTTGATACCTACCCAAATGTTCAAGATAAGAAATCAGATTTACATCTTGAATTAGTAAATTCAGCTGGTTCTGACTTTGCTTTTAATGTAAACACAATTAACTTTGAATCGTTTGAGGTAGATAATATCCCAGCTCAACATATAAGTTCTGACGTGATGACTATAAATGTTACATCACGTAATCCAGGTAGTACTATAACCTGGTATACTGATAGTTCAAAATCAACATTACTACACGAGGGAGATTCTTACCAAACCACTTGTGAAGAGCTGGGAGCAAGAACCCTTTATGTTGAGGAAAACATTAACGGGAAGACTCAGTTTGCGGAAAGAGAGTGGGAGGTTGTGCCATTGTGTAATGCAACGCACTCCATAAACATGGGGTATAACAAACTTTCAGTAGCTACTGATGCAAATAATTATCTACCACCACTTACGGATGGGAGTTTTACCTTTGTTTGGGATTTAAGTAAAGACCCTAGTGTTATGACTAACTCTGGTTCTTGGAACGCTACGTTAATGATGGGGAATATTAGATTAATGATGATTCCTTACGGGACATATTGGCTGATGTCTTGGTATGTTAATGGTGCTTACGAACATAAGTACTTCCATATCCAAACCAATCCTAAACCAGGGCTAGTTAATGAAGAGTGGCATCAATATATGGTTACTCATAACGGGACCACAGGAGAAACAGTCCTCTATATAGATGGAAATAGAGAAATAGCAATAATTCACAGTACTTCAATTACATCTCCTATGGTTGGGGAAAGTGTTTCGTTTACACTGCCAAGAGTGGGTAAGTATAGTGACGTAGCAATATACGATGCTGCATTAACCGATGCTCAAGCGGCGGAACATTACAATGGGGGTACTCCAGCTGATTTAAGTGGAATGTCATCATGGCAAAACGTTATAGATTGGTGGAAGATGGGTGATAATGACGATCCTGTTGCTTCGAGATTTTTAACGTCCGAGGCTTCTGGTAGAGCCTTATATATAAGTGGAACTCAAATACCATTAGACGAAGTGAAAACAACAGATAGACCATAATTATGAAAGATTTTTTTACAATATTAAACAGGGATGAAATAGATATAATAGATTATACTTTAATTCATGATACAGACGAAAATTCATTGAGATGGTCTTTAGATGGCACAAAAACATTTGTTCAATACAATGATAAACCTAGATTTTTAGAAGATAGAGAAAGTATTCCTGGGGAAATATTCGGGCAAATGTTAAATACACCAGAATGGGAAGAAGTGGAGATTATAATACCAGACGAGATATAAATCATAAAAAACACCTAAAATACGTAATAATAAAAGTAGAATTAAATTAAATTAAATTAAATGGCAAAAAAATCAAAAAACAACAAATTAAAGAAATCAATAACGTCCGAAGAGTTACAGGACCTACAAAATTTAGTAAAAACAATCAACAGTTTTCAAATGGAGTTAGGCTCTCTTGAATTAAAAAAGCAAGGTGTGTTTGCAAAAGTAGAGAAAGCGTCAGAACTTTTAGTGTCTCTTCAAAACTCTCTCGAACTAATATATGGTGAAGTGAACATCGATATTAACACTGGAGAAATAACAGCGAGATAAAATGCCGATAATTAGAAAGATAAGTATTGGTAAGGAATACAAGGATAATGCCATGCATTATAGTGTTGGTCAAAACGTTTACGGTGGACACTGTGTTCACGCTATCGTTTCCGATAATACTTTAGGCACTTACAAAGTGTATATAAAAAAGAAAAATGACATTATACTATGGAAAGAGTTTAACAAAAACATGGCTATCTCCATTGAATATATATTAGAATACTAATGAAAGCGGTTTATGATTTTGTAATAACCCCTAAAAAATCTAGATACGAAAACACTAAAAAAGTTGGTGACACGGAGTTAATTTTAAATACTGAGATCTACAATCATCAGTTTGTTAGTAGAGAGGCTATTGTCACTTCAGTTCCTTTAGCTCTCCCCACAAACATTAGTGTTGGTGATACCGTTATAACTCACCATAATGTTTTTAGAAGATGGTTAGATGTTCGAGGTGTTGAGCGTAATAGTAGGAGTTATTTTGATGAAAACACTTATTTTATAAAACTAGATCAAATATTCTTATACAAAACAGGGGAGAGTGAATGGAAAGCTGCTGATGGATTTTGCTTTGTTAAACCGATTATTGACGAAGATAATTTCGCTGTTAAAACAGAAAAACCTTTAACAGGCGTTGTAAAATATTTAGACGAAGGTTTATTGAAACAAGGTATTAAACCTGGAGACGTTATCGGTTTTACACCTCATAGCGAATATGAATTTAAGATCAACGGTGAGAGACTATATAGAGTCATGACTGATGAAGTACCACTCGTATATCCAACCGACACGGCAGTGACAGAGTTTGTTCCCAACTGGACTAATAAATAAAATTTTATAAAATGAATGAGAAAATTAACGATACCAAACAGCGAATTATAGAAGCTGGACACAAAGCGGTTGAAGAGTTAATAAAAGTAGCTAAAGAAGCTATAGTAACAGAGCATTCCGAGGATGATTTAACAGCTGATAAGTTAAAGAACGCTGCAGCTTCTAAAAAGCTAGCTATATTCGATGCATTTGAAATACTTGGTAGAATACAAGAAGAAGAAGAATTACTTAATCCAAGTGAGGCTTTAGAAACAAAGGTCTCTAAGTTTAAAGGTTTTGCTGAAAGCCGCATTAAGTAATGTACGAGCAAACTTTATACAAAATCGTTGAACCTATAAAGAAGACAGTTATATCTAGGATGAACAGAACTAGAAAGTGGAAATACGGGTATGACAAAGAGCATGATATTGTTGTTATATCTAAAACTGGGAAAATAGGTGAAATATACGAGATATATGGTTTTAGAATAGCCCTTCCTCTTGCTCCTAAGAAAGTCCACTCTTTGAGTGGTGTTACTAAAGAGCAAAAATGGAGCGTTATAGAGCTCCCTAAGGAGCTTTCTAAAATAAAGAGTGTGATAGAGTGGGACAGTTATCCAGATTCATTTAAGGAGCACTGGGTTGAATATATAGATGAGGAGTTCAGGCGTAGGGAAGAGGGTTTTTGGTTTAAAAACAAAGGAGTTGATACTTATGTAACGGGAGCTAATTATATGTATTTGCAATGGGCTAAAACTGATATTGGTCACCCAGATTTCCGTGAGTCAAATAGATTATATCACTTATTTTGGGAAGGTTGTAAGGCTGACGATAGATGTTACGGTATATGTTACCTTAAGAACAGACGTTCTGGATTTTCTTTCCAAGCGTCTAACGAATTAGTTAATTTAGCTACAATTACGAGTGATAGTAGATATGGTATACTATCTAAGACTGGACCAGATGCGAAGAAGATGTTTACGGATAAAGTAGTGCCAATAAGCGCTGGTTATCCATTCTTCTTTAAACCTGTACAAGACGGTATGGATAGGCCGAAAACAGAACTTAGTTATAAGATACCAGCTAGTAAGCTAACCAAAAAGAAAATGCAATTTGACAGCAAGTCGCAGAAAGAAGAAAGAAAAGGGTTAGATACAACAATAGATTGGAAAAACACAGGTAACAATAGTTATGATGGTGAAAAGCTAAGGTTACTAGTACACGATGAAAGTGGTAAGTGGGAAAAACCAAACAACCTGCTTGATAACTGGAGGGTTACAAAAACTTGTTTAAGACTAGGTAAAAGGATAACCGGTAAGTGTATGATGGGTTCTACTTCAAATGCTCTTGATAGAGGTGGAGAAAACTTTAGGAAACAGTTTTTTGCGAGCGATGTAAACAAGCGAAATAAAAACGGACAAACAGCATCTGGATTGTATTCTTTGTTTATACCTATGGAGTGGAATTTTGAAGGCTTTATAGACGAGTATGGTTGGCCTGTTTTTGATACACCAACCGAAAAAGTATATGGTCCTGACGGTGAGATAATAGACGAGGGTGTTATATCTTATTGGGAAAACGAAGTGGATGGTTTAAAAGATGATCAAGATGGTTTAAACGAATATTATAGACAATTTCCGCGTACTGTTGATCACGCTTTTAGAGATGAAACTAAAGGCTCGCTTTTTAATTTAACTAAAATCTATGAACAAATAGATTACAACGCCGGCCATACGAATACCTCCACAGTTACAAGAGGTAATTTCGAGTGGGAGCATGGTATAAAAGATACTAAAGTTACGTGGGTTCCGAACAAGAATGGTAGATTTAACGTGTCTTGGATTCCTGAGGTATCACTACAAAACAATGTAGTTGTAAAAAATGGAGAGAAATATCCAGGCAACGAACTCTTAGGAGCTTTTGGTTGTGATAGTTACGATATATCTGGAACTGTTGATGGTAGCGGTTCTAATGGAGCGTTACATGGTTTAACCACTTATAATTTAATAGTTCCAACTAACCATTTCTTCTTAGACTATGTATGCAGGCCACCGACTGCTGAGATATTTTTTGAAGACGTACTAATGGCTTTGATATTTTATGGTATGCCAATGCTTGCGGAGAATAACAAGCCTAGATTGCTTTACTATTTAAAAAGAAGAGGGTATAGGGGTTACTCAATAAATAGACCAGATAAACACTGGCACTCCTTATCAATAACAGAAAAAGAGATTGGAGGAGTTCCAAACTCAAGCGAAGATATGAAGCAGGCTCACGCAGCTGCGATAGAGTCTTATATTGATACTAACTTAGGTACTAGAGAAGACGGTAGTTATGGTAGCTTATTTTTTAACTCCGTTTTGTACGATTGGGCAAAATTTGATATTAACAATAGAACCAAGTTTGATGCAGCTATAAGCAGTGGATTGGCGATTATGGCATGTAACAAACACAGATACAAACCGACGAAATTAAAAAAGAAAACTAAAATTAAGATTAATATCGCTACCTATAGCAATAGTGGCGGAATTTCAAAAATTAGAAAAACATGACAGACACACTTAGAAATAACACTTTCCCAAGTCAAGTAGTACTTGATGAAGAAAAAAACTCTCTAGCTTATGGTTTAAAAGTAGCTCGAGCTATCGAGGAAGAGTGGTTTGCAAACGGTACAAATTCTAGATTTGCTTCTAACTCTAGCTTATTTCATAAGCGTAGGTTATATGCGAGGGGAGAACAAAGCGTAGAGAAATATAAAAAAGAATTAGCGGTTAATGGTGATTTATCTTACTTAAACCTTGATTGGACACCTATTCCAATTATACCTAAGTTCGTTGATATAGTAGTAAATGGAATGGGGAATAGAGGTTACGAGATAAACGCTTTCTCTCAAGATTCTATTGGTACTGCTAAAAGAACGGAATATATTAAGGGACTCCAAATGGATATGGTTTCTAAAGATATGTTAAAAGATGTTAAAGAAAACTTTAATATCGATATGTTTGAGAATAACGAAGACACACTTCCGGAAAATGATGAAGAATTAGACTTACACGTTGAGCTTGACTTTAAATTAAGTGTTGAGCTTGCTCAAATATCAGGGATTAACCTATTGTTAAATGGTAGTGATATAGATTTACTAAAACCTAGATTCACTAGAGATATAACTGAGATAGGTATTGGAGCTGCTAAAGCTTGTTTTTCAAAAAGTAAAGGTGCTACAGTTGAATACGTAGACCCAGCTAACTTAGTTTGGTCCTACACTGAAGACCCGCATTTTAAAGACATATACTATGTTGGTGAAGTAAAGCAAATACCAATAAACGAGCTGGTTAGTGAGTTTCCAGAATTAAGTATGGAGGAGCTTGATGAAATTATTAAGACTGGAGACAATTCTAAAGTAACAGGTAACATAACTAATCACGACCCTAATAAGGTTACCGTACTTTATTTTAATTACAAGACGTTTAGTCAAGAGGTTTATAAATTAAAGAAAACCGCAACTGGAGCTGAGAAAGTATTAGAAAAAGAAGATTCTTTTAACCCACCTAAAGATAAAGATGCTAATTTTAGTAAGTTGTCTAGAGGTATAGAAGTTAAGTATGAAGGAGTTAGTATACTTGGTACAAACAAGATATTAAAGTGGGAGCTTTCCAAAAATATGTTAAGGACTAAAAGTGATTTCAATCTTGTTCAAATGGATTACTGTATTACAGCACCAAGCATGTATAATGGTAGTATAGAGTCTTTAGTAAGTAGAATAATTGGGTTTGCTGATATGATTCAGCTAACTCATTTAAAAATTCAACAAGTTTTAGCTAAGGTTGTTCCAGATGGAATATTCTTAGATGTAGATAGTTTGGCTGATATAGATCTTGGTAACGGCACAAACTATAATGCTAGTGAAGCTTTAAACATGTTCTTCCAGACTGGATCTGTTATTGGTAGATCACAAGGTAGCGAACCTGGAATGGGGAAACCTGGCCTACCTATTCAAGAACTACGCAGTGGTAGTGGTGCAAACAAAGTTCAATCGCTTATAAACACATACAACTACTACTTAAGTATGATTAGAGATGTGACTGGGCTTAATGAGGCTAGAGACGGAAGTACTCCAGATTCTAATGCGCTAGTTGGCTTGCAAAAACTCGCTGCAGCTAACTCAAACGTAGCGACAAGACATATCTTAACAGGTAGTAGTTTTATAACTTTAGGTTTAGCTAAACTACTTTCGCTTAGAATATCAGATGTTCTTGAGTACTCTGAAACCGCTGAGGCTTTAGCGGATCAAATCGGTAGGTTTAATACAGCTACTCTTGAAGAAATTAAAGAGCTTTATTTATATGATATGGGTATCTCTTTAGAGTTGCTACCAGATGCAGAAGAAAAGCAAATGCTTGAAAATAATATTCAAATTGCTTTATCGCAAAAATTAATTGAACTTGACGATGCTATTGATATTAGAGAGGTACGCAGTATAAGATGGGCAAATAGATTACTTAAAGTAAAGAAAATCAAAAAACAAAAACGTGACCAAGCAATACAGCAGCAAAATATACAAGCGCAGTCTCAAGCCAACATACAAGCACAACAAGCTGCAGCTAACCTAGAAGTACAAAAGAAACAAGCTGAATCAGCTAGCGAGTCTCAAGTGATACAGTTAAAAGCTCAATTAGATTCACAAAAAATGCGTCAAGAAGTTGAGAGTAAAAAAGAGTTAATGGAACTTGAATTCCAATACGGCATGAAGCTAAGGGGGATTGAGGTAGAAGCTAAAAAACAAAGAGACGCGTCAAAAGAAGATCGTAAAGACGAAAGAACAAAAATCCAAGCATCACAACAATCAGAGCTAATAGACCAAAGAAAAACAGGTAAGCCACCTAAATCGTTTGAGTCCGCGGGTAATGATATACTAGGTGGTGGCTTTAACTTAGGAGTATTTGACCCTAAATAAAGAATAAACAATTATTAATTATTATTATATTATATTATGACAGAAGAAGAAAACGTAGCTGAAGACGCTACGCAAAACACAGAGACAGTATTTGAATCAGCGGGAGATGATTCTGTAGCGAAGATTGATCTTAGCAAACCAGTAACAGAAGAAAATGAAGCTGAAGAGAGTAGCGTTGACGATGACGGAGCAAGTGCTGCTGAAGCTGAAGATGCTGGGTCCACGCAGGAACAAGAAGAAGTACGCGAGGAAGACAAGCAAGAAGATAAGCAAGAAGAAGAAGAAGAAGAAGAAGAGGTGATAGAGGAATTAGATGAAGAAATCCCTCCAGCAACTGAGATTCCAGAAAATCTTCAAAAACTAGTGGATTTCATGAGTGAAACCGGTGGGAGTCTTACTGACTACGTTAAACTAAACAGTGACGATAGCACTTTAAGTGATATGCAGAGGCTTAAAGATTATTATGCATCTACAAAGCCGCACTTAGATACAGAAGACATTGACTTATTATTAGAAGATTTCTCATTTGACGCTGAGTATGACGAAGAAAAAGATATTAGAAAAACTAAAATAGCTCTCAAAGAAGAGTTAGCAAAAGCAAAAACCCATATGGACGGGTTAAAGTCCAAGTATTACGCGGAGATCAAAGGGTCTTCAAAACTAACAACAGAGCAAGAGGAAGCGGTTAATTTCTATAGTGAATATAGAGCTTCTTCCGAAAGCAACGAAAAACAAATTAAGATTCAATCCGCTAAGTTTGTAGCTGAGACGGATAAGGTATTTAACAGCGAATTCAAAGGTTTTGAATATAGTGCTGGTGATAAATCTTATAGGGTAGAATTAAAAGATGTTGAGAAAACAAAAGCTAACCAAGCTGACTTAAGTAGCTTTATCGGGACGTTCCTTGATAAAAACAACGTTATTAAAGACGCAGCAGGCTACCACAAGGCAATTTACGCAGCAATGAATGCTGATGCTTTAGCAACTCATTTCTATGAACAGGGTAAGGCCGACGCTATTAAAAAGCGAAATGCTGATTCTAAAAACATCGACATGGGTAGTAGAAAGCAACATGGTAAATTTGAAGGTGGTGTAAAAGTAAGAGCTGTTGGAGGGGTTAATGATAACAAAGTACGTCTACGCGTAAGGCGATAAATTAAAATTAACAAAACATAAAAAAAATAAAAAATTATGGCAGCAGGAACAATGAGCCCAACTGGAAATGCCCCGGCAACTCCATCGGCTAAAAAAGCAACAGTCTCATCAGCATATATCGACTTTACAGATACAGCTACAGCTGGATGGGCACAACAATATTTACCAGATTTAATCGCAGGAGAAGCTGAGGTTTTTGGTAATAGAACAATTTCAGGTTTCTTAGGACAAGTAGGTTCTGAAGAAGCTATGGCATCTGACCAAGTAATTTGGACGGAGCAAGGAAGATTACACGTATCAGCAGCTGGAACATTAGTTGCTTCTACTGGAGTTGTAACTTCAACTGGTCACGGTGTAAGAGTTGGTGACAACGTAGTATTAAACAGAACAGGTGTTGGTACGCTTAGATGCCACGTAACTGCTATTACTGCAAACACGTATACTGTATTACCTTATACTCAAGCAGCTTTAAACACTTCGGGAGCAGGAGCAATTACATTTACTAACGGAGCTGTAACAGGTTTTGTATTTGGTTCTGAATACGCAAAAGGAACTGCGGGTCGTACTGAATACTTAGAGCCACAACACGCTTCATTATCTAACAAACCATTTATTGCAAAAGAAAAGTATACGGTTTCAGGATCTGATGCTAGTTCTATTGGATGGGTTGAGGTTTCTAGCGAAGACGGTGCTAACGGTTACTTATGGTACTTAAAAGCTGCTTCTGAAGCAAGAGTACGTTTTACTGACTACGCTGAAATGATGTGTATTGAGTCTGAGAAAAAACAAAACAGTTCTACTGTAGGTGTTGATGGTTCTGAAGGACTTTTCGCAGCTATCGAAGATAGAGGACATGTTTTATCTGGAGCTTTTATCGATGCTAGTGCAGCGGATGATTTAGCTTCTTTGAAATTAATCCTTAAGAGATTTGATGCTGAAGGTGCAATTGAAGAGAACATGATGTTCTTAAACAGAGAGGCTTCTATCTCTATTGACACTATGTTAGCGGCTCAAAACGGTTACGGAGCTAGTGGTACTTCTTACGGAGTATTTAACAACTCAGAAGATATGGCTTTAAACTTAGGTTTCTCAGGATTTAGAAGAGGTTCTTATGACTTCTACAAGTCTGATTGGAAATACTTAAACGATGGTGCTCTTTACGGTGCTATGGCAGAAGGTGATGCTGTAAGCGGTGTTATCGCTCCAGCTGGAATGTCAAGTGTATATGACCAAGGTTTAGGTAAAAATCTTAAGCGTCCATTCTTACACGTACGTTATAGAGCTTCTGAAACTGAAAACAGAAAGATGAAAACTTGGACAACTGGATCAGTTGCTGGGAATACTTCTTCTGACTTAGATGCTTTAGAAATGAACATGCTTACTGAGAGATGTTTAGTAGTACAAGGTGCTAACAACTTCATGAAGTTAGTGTAACACAATAACAAAGCCGCCTTCTAAAATCGGAGGCGGCTTTTTTTTAAAACAATATTATATTATAAAATTATGGCTAAAAAAACAATCGAGACTACGTCTCAACAACAAGACACAAAAGAAAAACAAAATACAAACAAAGTTGCGGAAGCACCTATTAAGAAAAACTCGAACGATTGGGAAATCAAAGATAGAACATACTTCTTAACAGGTAACAAAACACCGCTATCATACACTTTGAAATCTGCAAACATATATTACTTCGACGAGTCGAAAGGACACGAAAGAGAATTAAAATATACGACAAATCAAAAAACTCCTTTTGTTGATGAATTTAAGGGAGAAGCTAGATTAGAGCACATTACTTTTGTTGATGGTATACTTAACGTGCCAAAAAACAAACAAACACTACAGAAATTTTTATCTTTATACCACCCTCAAGTGAATAAAGCGTATTATGAAAACAAACCTGAGGTTAATGCTATTGAAGATATTGATTCTATAGAATTAGAACTCTCAGCAATGCTAGCGGCTAAAGCAATGGATGTGGATATGGCTGAAGCTATATTGCGTGTTGAAGTAGGATCTGCGGTTACAGAGATGACTTCTTCTGAGCTTAAAAGAGATTTACTTGTATACTCTAAGAAAAATCCAAAGCTGTTCTTAGAATTAGCGAAAGATGAAAATGTACCTCTTAGAAACTTTGGTATTAGAGCAACTGAAATGGACATTATAACTCTTACTCAAGATCAACGAAATTTCGTTTGGAACGGAACAGATAGAAAGCTGTTAACAGTTCCATTTGGAGAACACCCTTACTCTGCTTTAGCAGTATTCTTTAAAACAGATGAAGGAATGGAGGTTTACAAAAATATTG